TAGGCGGCATAAGGAATGGGTCAATAGGCTCTGATATACCCGTGCTATAATCGGGGATTTGGCCCGTATCTGCATTTGCAATTTCTGGTGCATCATCCACGAGGGTAAGTCGATGGACGAGATCATCTTCAGGCTCGATACCTACGACCCTGAGCACCCGGCTATCCTTGCCGGAGTAACCTAGCGAGAACAAGTCGTTCGCTACCGGGAGCGGAAGCCCGGTGCCAACCAGCCCTATCGTCGTGAACTCACCGACGTAGCCGGGGTCTATCGAACGGAGCAAGAACGTACCGTTGGATAGGCGGAAATTGAAGACGTAGGTCGTCGCCCCGGCGAGCGTCACGTTCGTATCGATCGTAACCGTTTGCAACGCCGCATCGACCGAGACTACGCGGCCCGAATACAACCCATACTTGAACGTGTCATAGTTAACCCTGACACGGTCGCCCCGGATGAGCGGCAGTGCGTCCCAGCTAGTGCTCAGCGTAAAGACGCCGGGCCGTAGGATTCGCTGCGCTAGATGAAACCGTCCATGCCTCCACGCCCGGTTCGTATGGGTAATACCGGGGACATCAAAGCCCTCTAGAAGAGTAGCATTGGTCTTAGAATAGCCATCGTTGTATACGATACGCTCATCCTCGATCCAACCCTTATCCTCATTCGGGAAACGTATACGATAAGCATGCGGTATCGGCTCTAGATCACGCTGCTCTTCAAAGTTCCACGAGTTGCGCGGCGTGAACAGCTGCGCTACCGGGACATTCTGCTCATCCCAAACTACAGACCACTTCCCGTCCTTGAATACAGGCATCGCGCGGCCCGCCGCGCAAATCTGGCTCACAAGATCAAAGACCGAAGTCTGGTTCAACACTACCAGATCGAATTTCCATCCCTCGGCGTTACAGTAAGCCCACCACGACTGTAGCGCCGGTAGGTCGATCTTGCTATCGGGGAACGGTCGCCGGTTAGCGCCGCACTGGAGGACCCAGCGATATAGGTCAGCCGGGTTCCGCGAGGGTGTGTTGGCTACCCAGGTCGACCCATTAAACGCCTTCACGCGCGAGGTCGCTATCACGTTATACGTGTCGACCATTTGGTTCAACCGGCCCGACGCCTTGATACGAAGCGCCGTGAATGAAAGCGGAGCGTCATCGAACGCGACAGGCTCACCCGTACGGAAGGATCGAATCGCGGTATACATAACCGTTTCCATAACCTGCCAATGGAAATGGTCGAGAGTAGCTTGTTCCGCTTCAGGTGTGATCTTAAGAACCCGAACTTCGTATTGACCAACCGACGGGAATGTAAAGGTGCGGGTATAACGCACAGTCTTCATTGTAGCCTTAGTAACATCGACAATAGGTATCTGAACATAGGGCGTTGTACCCACCCTACGATATTGTATATTGATTTGACACTGCCGCTCTACACGCTGACCTTCTTCAGTTATGCCGCACAAACCCTGCGGCCACATGAAATCCAATCCGATTTGAAGAGTATCCGTCGCTGTAGTCTTAGTGAACCAAGGATCGACCCACTTCAACTCTACAGATAACGCCTCTTCAATAACAGATTTTGGATATAACGACGTTACATCTTCAGATGTCGTATAGCCTTCACGATGCTGAACTGTTGCTTCCTTATAAGTAGAAAGCAAGGTCTCGCCAATCTTGGCGGTAGCCGCTTCAATAGCCAGTGGTCCATAACCGTTACAGAACAATTGCCGTAGATACTGCTCATCGCCAACAACTTCAGTGTAAGGTGAAGCAGCCAACGGCGGCGTAAACCGGTGCCGCCCAAGTATAAGCGGGATAGCATTCCACGGTGAAACCTGATTACGCGAACCTGAAATAGAGTAAACAGGCGACGCGTCGCTCGGCGTAGGCTTCGGCGGCTTAGGCGCAAAGAGCTTATTCAGCAGGAACTTCAGGCCCATGGTGATACCGGCCATAAGCAACTGGCCAAAGATACCCAAGCCTGTGATAAATGTACCGAACGCAGGGATCAGCATGAGCAACGGTCCCTCGGCTACCGGGCGCGCTACGAGAGCAGTACTGGCCTTCAGCCGTACACGTTCCCACATATGCTCCGGAACTGGTGTCCCGTCCTGCAGATAGATTACGAAACTATGGCGTTGCAGCTGCTTATTCTCAGCCTCATCGAGCGCCATATCAAGCGCCTCGCTCACGGACAAGCCAGCCGGTACTTCAACCAACCGCCGCGAATTCTGCAGCGCGTGCTCGAACAGGAAGAACCTTACGGTCTCCCCCGGTTGAATGATCTCTCCGTCGCGTGGCTCGATAGGCTTCATGGAGCGCCTTCCGGGGAGTACCGATAGAAGTCTTCGATGAAGTTCTGTACCCTCAACGATCTATAGCTTTCTATGACCGCCCCGTAACCCTTTTCGATATGAAGTAGCCGCCCCGCCCCTACGACGATACCAATGTGGGGCCGACGTATTATCATCATGAGTACTCCGTCGCCCGGCTCAGGGTCCTCTACGGGACGCCATTGCTCCTTGCCGCCCGCTATAAGACCGTTTACGACGGCACGATCTAGCGCAGTCGCGTAGGACTCACTGTAGGACGGCAATTCGATACCAAGAACTTCCTTATAGACTAGCCAGAAAAGTCCCCAGCAGTCCGCCCCGGCGAGCGTACGCCCGCCGTCGAGCCACGGCGTCCCTACGTATCGCTCGAAGTCGCGTGGCGTCATGCAAAGGCTCCGGGGAAGCCCGAAGGCGTGAATAGGCCCGCCGGAATTGGCTCATCCTCGGCGGCGTCCATACCAATCTCGAAGGAGATGATGTCCGAGTTGCGCGAGAAGCCGCGTAGGTCCATGATGGGAAACGGTATCTGCACCGTGCTAGGTGCGGACGCCGTTACGATGTCTATATCACACGTCCCCCGCTGTATCATGGACGCGCAAAAGGCCACCATGGCCCCGGTCACGTTCTCGACGACTAGGTGCATCCTAGGGGGACGATCAGCGACGTCGCTCGGCAGCCTCAGGCTAAGGGGCCGATAGATATACGTACGTCCCCGGCTGACCGTCCCCCAGACCAGCTCTGGTTCTGAGTCCAAGAGCGTGGTATTATCCCCGGATATAAGAAGGACTTCGGAAGTATCCGGGTGCTTGAGTTCGAGTAAGGCGATGGCGACCTCGTCGGACTCTTGCATGTACATCTGCTGCCTGAAGTTAAGCGATATCGTGCTCTTGCTCATACTTCAAAGATCTCCAAGTTTATGTTAACCGACCAGGCATCCCCACCTAAGAATGAAGGTGAAGGCGGCCCACCTGCAAATCGTGCCGTCGGACGCCCGGTGTTCGGCGTAGGAATGTATCTGGTTGCGGCACTCGTACCTTTCTCCAGCTGCGGCGCGGCTATCCGTAGCGTAATATCCGACAGCAAGCCCACCTTACCCGTCACGCGGTAGAATGGTCGTATACCCGTCGCGCCCGGCGTGGGTATTCTCCATGCTTTCGTAGCATACCGCTGGTTGATCAAAGAGTCGGTGGATATACTCGTCAAGAAATTCGTCAATCCGCTACTCACCGTTGTTGGTGAGTCATACATATGCATACCGACAAGTGTCACGTTGGTCTTCGAACCACCTACCAATCGGCTATTTGCCGCCAATACCCATGTCTCCCCGGCCCGCGCGGTAGCAGCCGAAACAAATGATATTTCAGCGGCGGCGCTCGCTTCTCCTACACCGGAGAAGTGTACATCGACATATTCGAGACCACTCTCGACACCCGCCCCGACGACCTCCTTATAGATACCGTTTTGCATCCCTAGGCCCGACCAGCCTGTCGGGAGCGTACCGGGCGTCGGGTCTGTAGTTGCGCCGGTATTGCCGCTGTACGGTATGTAATTCCACGCCGACCCGAAGCCAAACGTAGGGTCGGGGAAAATGAACGGTAGCTTGCCGTCCAACGTGTCGGTTTTCCAGAACTTCCGCAGCCGCTCCAGCTGTACTCGGCTCATTACCATGACGCCAGTAACCGGGCGAGGCATAGAGCTTACCCGCGAGCGAATGAGCGCCGGGCCGAGGTCCGGGTTGGTAGCGATGCGGTTATCCGCAAAGGAGTCGGAGTATCCGTCCTTGCTAAACCTTTGCGGCAACTCTGAGGGCCAGCTCTGCGGCACCGTATCACCTCATTTTCATACGTTCGGATACATTGAACTTGCCG